AACGGGCGATGCCTCGACGGCCGGCGCCATCAATCTCGGCCTGTATTACAGCGCCGACAACCCCGCCAGCGCTACCGCGGCGGTCATTGACGTCGACCTGTTTGGTTCGGCGATCGACCTCACCGGCGGCCCGTTCATCAAGACAGAACTGGTTGGCGAATCCGGCGAGTACACCATTGCTGAGCAGATTATGCCGCTTTGGCAGGCTGCCGGCCTCTCGGCTGATCCAGGCGGCTACTTCGACCTGGCGGCTACGATCTCCACGACCTACAGCGGTGCGGCGGTCGGGCAACTGTTCGAAGTCGCCTACGTCCAGTAATCCCTAGGCGGGTCCGGCGCGCCGGGGCAACGCCCGGCAGCGTCGGGCGCCCGCCACCAAAGGAGCCACGAATGGCAGACGTTTTCTACGGCATCAACCCTGGCGAGAAGAACGTGACTCGCGACACGGCGACGACCGGCAAACACACCGAAGTTGTGGTCGACGACGCACAGGGCCTGAAGAAAAAAGACGTTGTCCTCGCCCTAAAGCGGATTGAGGAAAAGGTCCTCGAAGACACCGCCTTCAACGACATCTAGGAGGGGCCGTGGCCTCTCAGGTTGATATCGCAAACCGGGCGCTCCAGAAAATTGGGGCGGCCCGCATTGACAGCTTCGACGAGGGCACGCGCGAGGCGAACGCCGTCAAAGCGTGCTACGAGTCTGTCCGCGACTCGGAGCTTCAGCGGAACCTCTGGACGTTTTCCATACGTCGCGCTAGCCTAGCGGCGGATACAGCGACACCGGCGTTCGGCCGCTCCTACCAGTATTCCCTGCCTGCGGACTACCTGCGGAAAGCTCCATACGACCGCTTCAGCGCCCCGATGCCGGACGACGCCCTGTTTGAGGGGCGAAAAGTCCTGACGGACTATGCAGCTCCGCTGGAAATCGTTTACGTCTCCAACGCCGAATCGGAAGAGACCTACGACCCCCTGTTCGTCGAAGCTCTGGCGGCGCGTCTCGCGGTCGAGATTTGCGAGGAGCTAACACAGTCAACGAGTAAGCGCGCCGATCTTTCGAACGATTACCTATTCCACATATCTCAGGCGAAGTCGGCCAATTCGATCCAAGCGGGGCCGAAAACGCCAGAGGTTGACGAATGGGTGTATGTCAGGCAACTTGAGGGCAGCCCGAACCATCCATATCGCACCCTCTGGTAGATAATGGCCCGCACCAGTTTCATGCAAAGCTCCTTCCTGTCGGGGGAGCTCTCGGCATTTTCCCAAGGACGATCTAGCGCCGCAGTTGGCGACGCCATTTCTGGCGTTCACGACTATTATTCAGGTATGAACCTGTGCCTTAACTACATTCCTACAGACGAGGGGGCGTTGGTCAGGCGGTCCGGGTTCCGCTTCTCGGCGGAGGCTCGCGCCAGTACCGTCCAGCTTATTCCGTTCCTGACCGCCGGCGAAAACGGCGGGGACAGCCTCATCTGCGAGCTTACGGCCGGGGTGCTGCGGTTCCACGCTAACGGGACCCTGCGCACGGACCTGCCGCACAATACGGTTGTCGGGATTTCCACCGCCACCCCCGCCGTGGTTGAAACGCTGACGGCGCATGGATACACCAGCGGCGACACGATATTGTTTTTTGAACTTGGCCCGGATACGGCCCCGCACCTGTTTCAGCGGCAGTTTCGCATTACGGTGTTGTCGCCCACGACATTTTCTATTGCGCACACAGGGTCGCTTGGGACCGGTCCTGTGGACGGGTCGGTGTTTTCCGGCGCGCTATTTATCACTGAGCAAGTAGGCGTCGTGTCGGAGAGCGGCGTCGAGTACGCGGCCAGCGAAGTCGGCGACGTTAAGTACACCGAGGAAGGAAACAACCTCTATCTGTTTCAGAAGGACCACCGCGTTCATGTCATAAACGGCACGTCCCTTGTAGTCACGGCTACGCCGACGCAGGACGGACCCTACCTTGACGAGAATACCACAGCCACGACGCTTACTTTTTCCGGCGTGTCCGGCAGCGTAACGGTGACCGCCTCAGCCACAACGGGGATCAACGACGGAACCGGATTTCAGGCTACTGACATAGGCCGCGTGATTCGCGTAAACACCGGGACCGTGGCGGCCCCGGACTGGTCGTGGCTGCGCATTACGGCGCACACTAGCACCACGGTTGTCACCGCTACGGTGCTTGGGGCGAACTTAGCGTCCGGCTCGGCCAACACGAAGTGGCGGCTCGGGCTCTACTCCGACACGACGGGGCATCCCACCCACGGCGTCATTCACGAGAACCGCCTATGGCTAATATCTGACGCGGCCCCCGGCCGCATAGATGCGTCCCGCACGGTCGACGGCTTCAATAACACGACCTACTTCAACTTCGCCCCGACGACGCAGGACGGCACCGTCGTTGACAGTTCCGCAATCTCCGCCAGCTTTTCCGGCGCGGGCCGCAAGAATCTGTACGCCCTGCAAGTGTCAGACGGCGGGCTGTTCGCCCTGTCGGACAGTAGCGAGTGGCTCGTGCGCGCGTCGTCTTTCGACGACCCCTTGACGCCGTTCACGATTCAAGCGCGGCAGGTCACGAACTTTGGCGCGGCCGACGCCATGTCGGTGCGGGCGGGGCGCAACACCTTATTCATTCAGGCGCTCGGTCGCGCGGTCGTGGAATTGCGGAGGGACCGCGGCGAGATCGACGGCAACGACATAGCCCGCCGCGCCCGGCACCTTACGGCCGCGGGCGTGTCCGAGATAGCACTGGCGAAAGTGCCTGTGCCAATCCTTTGGGCGCGTCGCGCGGACGGGCGCCTCATTGGGTGCTCGTACCGTAACGACTTAGAGGGGCAGCAGGCCGGCTGGCACCGGCACAACGTAGCATGGGCTGACGATCCCGTTGACGACGACAGCGCGTGGACCGAAGACAGCGGCCCGGTATCGTCTATAGCCGTAGCCCCTTTCTCGGACGTAGAAGGCACTCGCAACGACGTTCTTTGGGCCGCCATAGAGCGCAATGCGCAGGTGTGCGTCGAGTACCTCATGCCGGCGTTCGACGACACGCTAGACCCCAACCAAGCGTTTTTTGTCGACAGCGGGACCGTGTATACTTACGAGAACCTCAACACGCTATGGCAGTTGCAGAGCGGAAACACGTATAGGTTCTACGGGTTGGACCGTCTTGTGGGCGACACCGTCGACCTGATCTTCCGCGGCATCGACTTTGGGTCCGGGGTCGTGCAGGCTGGCGGCTATGTCGACATAGTGCTGACGGACGAAGCGCTCTCGACGGCTGCCGCGTATCAAGTGACGACGGCGACGCAGGCGATCAGCGGAACGCTCACGTTTTCGTCATCGTTCGTGAGTAATGTTGAAGAGGGCGTTATTGTTCGGCAGAAGCCGTTTAACCCCATGCAGGCTTTCGCGGTCGGCGCGGATGGCGGCCTTTACTACACGGCGCGGCCTAAGACCGGGGACCCGAACGGGATATACCTCATAGATGCCCTTACTGGTGCGCTAGCGGACAGCAAGACTTCTACGGATATAACCACGGATTTGGCGGCGGACGGCGTGGTCCCGCCGGGAGGGTGGGTCGGCGCGTCCCCAACGGCGGGGGAGTTTAGCTACGTTATACCGGGCACGAAGTACGTGCTTGTTGACGTGGTGGACAGCGCCGGCCTCAACACCAATCATGGCTGGGCGTACTATGAAATAGACGCCACGGGCCAGCTTGTCTACGTGGGCGGGTGGGCCGAGGACCCGACCGGAACGTCGTTCCAGTTCGTGCCTGGCGATGAATACAACAACCTTAATATGAAGGCGATGGGCTTCCACACGCGAAGCTCCACGGCGGCCGATTTGCAGACGGATAGCCCCATACTGTTGGCCGGCTACACTGAGAGCAAGACTATAGTCGTCCCCATTCCGTCACCGGCGTACATTGCCGCAAACTCTCCCGTAAATGTGCTCGCGGCGCAGAATGTCCAAGGGCGCACGGCAAACACAAACATCACCGCCGACTTTCCCTCCTACGATCACTTGTTCGAGAACTCGGACGGAACGGAGTTGCCGATACGAGGCAGCCAAGGGTTCTTTTTGCCGGGGCCCGGAGACATCACGTACCTGTTCGCCTACGTCAACCAAGAGTTGATGGAGGAGCACGACGGCGGCACCGAGTCGGTGACCGTAGCCGCGCTCGCCACGCAAGCGGCGATCAGTACGGACCCGGTCATAGTTGAGATGGCGCTGACCGGCACAGACCATTTGGACATGCGGGTTGCGAGCGTTCGTATTGACGGCGCGGACCGTTTTGAGAACTTCCCGTTTCCTGACATAGGCGAGGGGTTTTCCGGCGGTGCAGGTACTTCGGAGCTAAACGACTACGGCAACCCGTCTGTGTTTCCGTCCGACGCGGCTGACCCGACAAAGCCGTGGTACGTGTTCTTTCCTCGACGCTACCCCGATAGCCCCGACAACACGGACAAAATAGGCATACGTGCGTACTTGTGGGAGCCGCGCGGGGGGACAGACGCTCGCGGTTACGCAACGCACTTGTCCTTCGCCAAGGGGAAGCTCTACGACGTTACGACGGACGGCCTCCCCGCCACGCAGTCGCTAGGCGCGTCTGTGTCTATATTTTGGGACCGACGCGACAACAAGCTGTATGTGCTGTCCACGGGTGCGACTTCTACCAGCAGCGACACGGTAGTGTCAGAATTTGGGACTTTCGTCCCGACGACCGGGCAGGTGTCGTCTATAGACGACGGCCACGTCGATGGGGTTATCGGGCTCAACTATCATAGCCGCGGGCAAATCCTCCGCCCGGACCTTAACTCTGGCGCGCAGAACGGCCCCGGCCTCGGCAAGAACCGCCGCACCCACCGCTTCAACGGCCTGTTCTACCGCACGGGCCAGATTAACTTTGGCACGAAATTCAACGACCTTATATACCTGAAGCTCGGCAGTCTTGACAGCGTCGGCCGCCGCCCCCTGTTCTCCGGGGTGAGCGATATTCGCTCCTTGCAAGACAGCTACAGCTATGACAGTATGATGGCGTGGGAGCAGTCGCGGCCGGAGCCGGGCGCGATCATCGCTCTTGCCGGTCACATTCAGACCCAGGACCTCTAACGCGATGGAGAGTGTGTCTTCCTCGGCGCATTGATCGGAGCAGCGGGCAGTCTCCTAGGCGGGTTCGGCAGGCGTAAAGCGGGCCGGGCGGAGGCTAAGGCCGCGGTGTTGAACGCGCAACAAGTGCGCGAGAGGGCGACTATTGAGTCGACTCTCCGCACGCGCTCGGGCGCGCGAGAGGCTGGCTCAATAGCAACAGCAGCTGGCGCGTCGGGCCTCCTTGGCGGCGGATCGGTGGCGGACATTCTTCGCGAGAGCGCCCGCAACACTGCCTTCGACTTGAACACAATTCAGACGCAAAGCGAACTCGAAGCGAAAGCCATTCTCCTCGGCGGCAAAGCCGCCAAGACCGCCGGCAATATCGGCTTCCTAGGCGGCGCGCTCGACGCCGGTTCCATCCTTCTCGGTAGCTAATGCCCCGCATCCCGGTTCCGCAGTCCGACCCGCAACTGCCGCGCCCTATCTTCAGCGGCGATCAGTTCGGCGCGCAGCAAGGCCGCGCCCTGCAAGGGCTCGGCGAGAGCGTACAGCGCGCCGGACAAGTCGTCACGCAGCGCCAGACGCAGCGAGAACTTTCCAGCCTCAATGCAGAGATCGCCAAGGCGCAGGCGGAACTGACGGTTGAATGGCAGGAAACGCTTCGCACGGCGGACCCGAATGACGACCAGCTTGCGACGAACTTCAACGCCAAGGTCAAGCAGCGCCTAGACTCCATCGGCCAGAAAGCGACGACCCGCGAGGCGCGCGATTATTTCACGCGCGCAGCGGCGGGCCTCTCGGGCAATTTCATCGTCACGACGAACGCCGGCATGGCGAACCTCGCCGAAGTCAAGGCCGTGTCTGACTTCGAGACGACGCTCAACAGCATGACCGATGCGGTGTCCGCGGACCCGCTTTCGTTCGACACGACCCTGCCCATGCTCGATATCATGGCGGACGGCTTCCAACAGGCGGGCGGCCTGTCGACGGAAACCCGTCTGAAGCTCGTGAACGACCAGAAGCGCGCGCTGGCCCGCGCGGCTGCGCGCGGCCTGATCGACCAGAACCCGGCAGTCGCTCGGGAGTTGATCGGCGCCGGCAGCTATTCCGAATACCTGACCGGCGACGACAAGGCGTCCCTCATAAACTATGCGGATGGCGCGATTGCCGCGCAGGAAGCCGCGCGCCGCAAGGCTCTGGAGGACGCCGCCAGTCAGGCGACGACGGAGTACCTTCGTGGCGCTGTGAACCCGGACGGCTCTATTGCCACGCAGAACTTGCCCGCGCTACTCTCCGGCATAGCGCGGGACCCACGCCTCGCGACCGGCCCCGGCTCGGACCAGCAGCGCGCCATATTCAACATGATTCGCGGCCTTGCCGAGACGGAAGGTTCCGGCGCGTCCGTTCGCACAGACCCCGCCGTGTTTAGGTCCCTGTGGGACGGGGCCGCTTTGCCGCCAGGTTCGCCGGGGCGGCCGACTCGCGCTCAAGTCCTTAACCGAGTCGGCTCTGGTCTCAAGATTACAGACGCCGAAAACATCCTGAAGCGCCTAGACAATGGCTTCACGCCGGAAGGCGAGATGCAGAACACGTTCTCCAAGCAACTGGAGAAAGCCGCGCGCGCTACGCTTGCAACGCAGCGGGACGTGAGCATCCCCGACCCCGAGGGCGAACGCAGCTTCGCCGAGTTCCAGTCGTGGGCTCTTGCGGAGGAGCGTCGGCTGCTGGACTCCGGCGTTCCTACGGCGGAGATTTATGCCCCGGACGGCCCGCTCTACGCTAACATCAATCGGTTTCAGCGCGACCCCCGCACTGACGAGGCCCGCGCGCGCCGCCGTGCCTATTCGCGCGGGCAAGCGGCGACCATTCCGCCGCGCGCGCCGGTCGCGCCGCCCGAGGCCGCCTTGCCGCCGGAAGGGCGTCGCACGGCTGCGGACGCCGAAAAATTCCTGCGGGGTGAACAGTGACTGCGCCCGGCGCTGAGAAAATCGCCCGTCTCCGCGAAGGCGGGTTTTCCGAGCAGGCTATCGCCGACTGGGAGCAGCAGACCCGCGCCAAGCTGGAGAGCGGCGGCTTCGCGCCGGCGACCATAGACGAGTACTTCGGTCGTGGACCCGTTCAATTCGCCAAGACGGACGCGCGTCTATCCGCCATGATGGCACCGGAAGAAGGTTCAACCGCTGAGGTAGAACCCGTCAAGGGCCTCGTGGACGCCCTCGTGTCGGGCGGGCAGGGCTCCATTTCTGGTCTTACCGCGCGGGGCCGTCTGCCGGATCGCGGCATCACGGATCAGAACTCGATTTGGGAGGGCATCGCTTTTGCGGTCGGCCAGAGTGTAGGCGACTTGCCTGTGTCTATTCCGGCGTTCTTCGCAGGGGCGGTGCCCGGCACTGGCGCGGGGGGCGCCGCGGGTGCTACAGTGGGCGCGACAGGAGGACCTGTTGGGGCCGGCGTAGGCGCGGCTGCGGGGGCGGTTATTGGCGGCGGAGTTGTCGGCGGAGCCGCGTCGGGTTTTGTGACCGAAGGCACGCGGGCGGCGCTTGTGGAGTTCCTGCGCGAAAACGAGGACCAGGAGGTTACAAACCTCGACTTTGTGGTTGGCGTGGCGTCCAAGGCTTTGACCGAAAAAGTCTTAAAAGAAGCTGGCAAAGGCGCTTTATTCGGGGCGGCTACGGGAGTCGCGGGCGGCGCCGGGCGCGTTGCAGCGGCCCCCATTAAAAGCGCAGCAGCGCGCGAGATCGCTGTGGGCGCGGCCGAAATGGGGGGTCTGGTGGCCGCCATGTCGGCGATTGAGGGCGAGCTTCCGACTAAGAAGGACTTCGCCGTCGCTGCGGGGGCGTTTCTAGCGTTTAAGAGCGGCGATATTGTAGCGCAGTCTCGTACTAAGACGCACCAGGAAGTCCAGCGCCGGCTTGAAGACCATTACGTCAAGACGGGCCTGCCGCCCCGCGCCGCCGTCGAGCGCATGGAACGCGACCCCGTGTTCAAGCAGGAGATACTGGCGGGCGACAACGAACTCCCGCCGAAGCCGATCCTGCGTGAAGCGGACGGCGAACCCCTAGTCTTCAATGCCGAACGTCTTGGCGACGAGGGCGAGAAGGCCGTCCGCGACGCGTCCAGTCCGCACGAGGCTATAGTCGCGGCGGCGCGCGCGGAGATTCGCGGCAGGATCAAGTCGACGGACCAGAAGGCTCCGCCCATCTCTGCCGTTATCGACGACTTGCGCTATCGCTACATCAACGATCTTCAATATATGGTGAGCGAGGCGAACCGGGCGTACAAGGACGCCACCGGCAAGAAACTCTCCATAGAGGAAAACCCCGGCGAACTCGCGCGCCTCGCGTTCGGCTCCCACGCCAAAACCGAACTGGCGCTGCGCGAGGGCATCTTCTCTCCGGACGGTAAGAAGAAACTCATTGACGGGTTCGAGACGATTTTGGGTCGCCTGCCGAAAGAAGACCTCCGCAAGTTCGAGGAATACGCCGTCTCCAAGCGCGTCATGGAAAAGCAGGAGCAGGGCGTCGAGACTGGCTTCGACATGCTTGAAGCCGACGTGCTCGTGAAAGAAGGCGACGCCAATCCGAAGTTCACGAAAGCGTTCAAGGAAATTCAGGACTGGCAGAACAGCATGGTTCGGGAATTGCTTGACACCGGACTGCTTGACGCGGATGGAGCGGCGTCGCTGCTGGAGGCGAACAAGTCCTACGTTCCGTTCGCGCGCGTCATGGACGAAAGCAAGGCCCCGCCCGGCGTGTCGACGCGCGGACTTCCCGTGCGCCGCGCGACCAAGGCGTTCACCGGGTCAGAGCGAGAGATTTTCTCTCCACTGGAGATCATGGTGAAGAACCGCTATGCGCTCCAGCAGATTGCGGACAACAACCGCGCCCGTCAGGAACTCGTCAAGTTCAACGAAACGCTGCCCGACGAGTTCAAAATCCTGAGCCCCGCCAAGAAGAAAATCCGGCCCGTCGAACTGGCGGAGACGGACACCAACCTGAAGCGGTTCCTTGAGGAAAACGGCCTTGAGGCGGACGCGCTCAACGGCGTGACTATCTATCGGGCTGCGTCACAGCGCCTCGACAAGAATCAGTTCATCGTCTTCGAGGAGGGGAAGGCGGTCGTGTACGAGGCTAAGAACGCTGACCTCGTCCGCTCCCTGCAATCGCTTGACCGCAACCAGCTCGACCTCGTATCGAAGATACTGGCGGTGCCGTCTTCTCTCTTTCGCACCGGTACGACTGCGTCGCTGGACTTCATCCTGAAGTCGACGGTGCGCGACCAGCTTTCTTCCGTTCTGGTCAACTCGTTTAAGGTCCTGCCTGTCTACGACGCTATCGTTGGCCTCAAGGGCATACTTGGGAAGTCGGACGCCTACATACGCTGGATTCAATCTGGCGGGGCGAACTCTGCGCTTCTCGACCTCGACCGCCGCATCTTGAAAGGCGCGCTTTCGCATCAAGATAGCACGGCCAGCAAGGCGTGGAACGCGGCCACTACGCCGTACCGCCTTCTCGCATACGCCTCGACGATTATGGAGAACTCCATGCGCGTCGGGCAGTTTGTGCGGGCGGAGAAGTCCGCAGGGCGAAAGGTCGCCGCGCTCCGCAGTCGCGACGTGGGCCTCGACTTCGCGCGCATGGGGGCGAACGTGCGCGCGTGGAACATGATTTCCGCTTGGCTCGGGGCGTCTATCAACGGCCTCGATCGAGCCGCAGCCGCGTTCAAGAACGATCCTGTCGGCACCGCCACGAAGACCGCCGCGTTCATCACCGCGCCGTCGCTGCTTCTGTGGTGGGCCAATAAGGATGAGAAGTGGTACAAGGAACTGCCGGACTGGGAGAAGGCCCTGTTCTGGCACTTCGATACCGGAGCCGCGGACGACCGCGGCTTCCCGGTTATCGTCCGCGTCCCCATGCCGCAGCAGTTTGGAACACTGTTCGGATACGCCCCGACCGCCATACTTGACGCCTACGTCACGGAGAACCCGGACGTTATGCAGGACATCTCGGAGTCCGTCACGCGCAGCCTGAGCCTAGACCTCATGCCTGTGTTATTTTCACCGCTTATCGAGATAGGCACGAACACGAACTTCTATTCCGGCGCGCCGCTCGTGTCGCGCGCGCTGGAGCAGGAACTCCCTGAGTATCGCTACACTCCGTACACGACGGAGCTTGCTAAGACCCTGTCAAAGAGTGTCGCATTCCCCGGCGGCATCGTGCCAGAGCGCTTCCGCACGCCGATT